ATTAACAGTAAGAAGTCAGACCCAAAAGCTGGCCCGTCGGAAGCTTAAATCGAATCTTGGTCGAAGTCGCAATAGCGACCCAGATCCCGATGAGAGAGTGGCAGACGGCGGAAGATTTACTTACAGCGATCGAGATACTGGAGAGGCAGAATGGCAGACACTAAAGGCCGCGGCACTTATGCCATTACTGTCGATCCGTACGAGTTTAAGAATCTTTTGGGTTTACTTAGTTCATTCCCAGCCGAGTATCAGCAATTAGTCAGAGATCGCGCGCAGCCTATGTCTCAGCGATTAGCTGGCCAGCTTATGATGAGCGGACTGTCTGCTCCAGCTCCACAGACGAAGCTAGTAGTCCAGACGATCAAGTCTCCACGCGATCGTCTTATTCGCGTCGACATCGGCGGCCCTAAGAAGGTCGGTCGTCCTTATGGCGGAGAAACTTCTAAAAGCGGTAAAGGGAAAGTACGTCGACAAGCTGCTCCAGCTGGCGCGCTGCTCTGGGGAACAGAATACGGATCGCATGGCGGAGTCGACTCGATAGGTCGAACATTTACTAACAGATTTAAGACTCCTTACAATAAGCGCGGCTACTGGATCGCTCCAGCTGTCGACTTCTATGTCCCAGTCGTGGCCCGAGAGTATGCGCTCATGGTGCAACAGATCGCTAAAGAATTGAGGCTGGACTAATGGCTGGCATTCCTAAGATAAAAATTACTTTCGACGCGGACTTCGACGAATTAAAAAAGGGCGTAAAAGGCGCACAAAATGAAGTCGAAGGCTTCGGATCTAAAATGGGCGGCTTCGCTAAAAAGGCGGGAGCTGCGTTCGCCGTAGCTGGAGCGGCTGCGGCTGCTTATGCTGGCGTTCTTCTAGTCGATGGCGTTAAGTCTGCAATCGAAGACGAAGCAGCCCAAGCTAAACTCGCGACGACTTTAGAGAACGTTACTGGCGCAACAGAAAGCCAGATTAAAGCTGTCGAAGATTACATAACTCAGACGGCACTCGCTAACGGAATTACGGACGACGTTTTAAGGCCGTCGCTTGATCGACTAATTCGGTCGACTAAGGACGTTACTAAGGCGCAAGAACTCCAGACCCTAGCTCTCGACATCGCAGCGGGAACAGGTAAAGATCTTAAGACTGTATCCGAAGCTCTCGGTAAAGCGTACGACGGCAATCTAGGCGCGTTAAAGAAGCTTGGAGTCGGTATCGATGAGAGCATCATTAAGTCCAAGAACTTCGACGCGGCAGCCGCGGCATTAGCTAAAACTTTCGAGGGCCAAGCTTCTAAGCAAGCCGAGACCTTTCAGGGAAAGATGGCGCGTCTTACTGTTGCATTCGATGAAGCGAAAGAGACTGTAGGTTCTTACGTCCTAGATGCTCTTACTCCGCTTCTGTCTGGCTTCGTGGACAAGGGAATCCCAGCGATCCAAGGATTCGCCGATTCTTTAGGTAAAACACTCGGGCCAGCATTCGGCCAGATCTTTACAGTCATTCGCGACGACGTGCTACCGATCTTAACTTCTTGGTGGGAGTTCTTGTATAAAGAGATAATTCCGCAGATTCTTAAAATTGTCGGGCCAATTCTCGAAGGACTTAAAATCGCATTTGACAAGATTAAGAAGGCCGTCTCGGATAACTCCGAAGAGCTAGAGCCATTCTACGGATTCTTAGAAAAGATCTGGGACTTTACTAAAAAGTATTTAGTCCCACTTCTCGCTGGAGCATTTAAGACAGCACTCGAAGGACTTGGAACTCTGGTCGCTGGACTCGTTACAGCTTTCGGAAAGTTCGTCGGCTTATTAACTTCTATTTATAACGGCGCGAAGAAGGTTATCGATCTCATTAAAGATAATCCAGTTACCAGATTATTCGGAGCGAGTAACGCGTCTTTCGTCGGTGTTAGCGAAAGTCAAGGATTAGTCTTCGGCGGAGAAGACGGATCGGGTGGAATTATTAGCGGCGGCGGCGGTACGTTCGCGCCTAATGCTGGATCTTCTACTTTCACAGGCGCGCCGCTGTCTGCTTATTCTCCAGCTATGCAAGCGGCGATCCTACGTCGTGAAGAGCTAAAGGCCGAGACCGAAAGACTTAGAGCGCAGCGCGAAGAGAACGCAGCGACTCGGATAACCCTAAACATGGGCATCGTAGGAGATCCAGAACAGGCAGCTAGAACACTCATCGACGTAGTTAATAAATCCCAAGCGCGCGGCACTCTTGGCGCGGGAGCGTTCTTAATAGCATGAGCTTATGGACTCCAGTCTGGAGCGTTCTTATCGATGGAGTCGAGTATAAGAACATAACTCTGGCGAATCTTACGATCGAATCTGGCCGCCGCGACATCTATCAGCAAGCGGTAGCGGGCTACTGTAGTTTATCGATTCTTAACATCGACGACGATCCGATCACTGTAGAGATTAACTCTGGGATAACTGTCTTCGTGCAGAACTCCACAGCTACTCCAGTGGCAATCTTCGGCGGCAGTGTAAGCGACATTCTTACGACAGTCGAAAGATCGGGAACTGGCGGTCTAGTTCAGACTATTAGCATTACGGCACTTGGCGCGCTTTCACGTCTGCCTAAAGTTCTTACCGAAGGCGTACTTAGCAAGGACTTCGAGGGCGATCAGATCTTCGACGTACTCGATGGCATACTTTACGGAGCTTGGAATGAAGTTCCCGCAGCTCTGCACTGGGCAGATTATGACGCGACGACGACATGGGCTAACGCAGAGAACAGCGGCGTAGGGCAGATCGATCGCCCAGGCAATTACGAGCTAACCGATCGAAGCGCAGACGTTACAGATGCTTATTCTTTAGTCTCAGCTTTAGCCACTTCTGGACTCGGTTACATCTACGAAGACTCCGAAGGCCGCATCGGGTACGCCGATTCGACTAGGAGAAGCACTTATCTAGCTGCGAATGGTTACGTCGATCTTTCAGCTTTAGACGCTTATTCCAGCGGTCTACAAACATCGACTAGAGCTGGCGATGTCCGTAACGCTATTACGATTACTTATAAGAACGGCCAGCTAGTTACAGACGACGATCCCGCTTCTATTGCACTTTACGGATCGCTGGCGCAGAACATTCAGACTTCGCTAGAAAATGGCGCAGATGCTACGACACAAGCCGCGTTCTATCTAGCTCTTCGCGCTTACCCTAGAGCTAACTTCGAGTCGATTCGCTATCCACTGGGAAGCCCTAATGTCTCCGATGTAGAAAGAGATTCTCTTATCGGAGTCTTTATGGGAATGCCTGTAAACATTACGGACTTACCCGCGAACATGGGTCTAGCTTTCCAAGGCTTCGTCGAAGGCTGGAGATTCTCGGCTGGCTATAACTCTCTGGCTGTTGATCTTTACGTTACGCCGATCGCCTACTCACTCGACGCGTTCCGCTGGAATGACGTACCCGCTTCCGAAAGATGGAACACTCTTAGCCCTACACTTACTTGGTTAGAAGCGACAGTAGTCGCATAGAGAGGAAAACATGGCAACTACGACACCTAACTTCGGCTGGAGTGTTCCCACTTCGACCGACTTGGTAAAAGACGGCGCGACAGCTATCGAAACACTCGGCGATTCTATCGATGCTTCTTTAGTAGATCTTAAAGGCGGAACGACTGGACAAGTTCTAGCTAAGAACTCTAACTCGGACATGGACTTCGTATGGACAGCTGGCGGAGACATTACTGGAGTAACGGCTGGAACTGGAATCTCAGGCGGCGGAACTTCTGGCGATGTAACCGTTACTAACTCGATGGCTACAGCTCTTACGACGAAGGGCGACATCATCGTCGCAACTGGATCGGGAACTTTCGTCCGTCAGGGAGTCGGATCGAATGGAACTGTTCTTATGGCGGATTCAGCCGAAGCCGACGGCGTTAAGTGGGCTACTCCATCAAGCGGAGCAGTCGTACAAGTTAAGAGTGTTTTTTATAATACAAACACGACGACATCTTCGACATCTTACGTCGACACTGGATTAACTTTAAGCATTACTCCAACTAGTGCGAGTAATAAAGTTTTAGTCTTCGTGAGTGCGGCGTTTTATACCACTAAAAGCGGTTCTCAGACCTTGGGTAATAGTCGATTAGATCGCGGTGGAACTGTTCTTTACACAGATGCTGTTATGCCTTACATCGTTTACGGTGGCACTGGAACAAAAGAGGCAAACATGAGAGTAACGCAAGTTTATTTAGATTCTCCAGCAACAACTTCGGCCACTACTTACAAGCTCCAGATGGCAGCGGAAAGCGGTGGATCGATGCACGTTAACACTTACGGCGGCGGCTGTACCTTAACCCTTATGGAAGTGACACCATGACACACATCGAAATTGTAAAAGCCCTACAATCATTAAGAGCTGGCGCAGAATGGACTCTATCTGGCGATGATTATGCCAATTTAGTCTGGCTATCAGCTGGAAAAGCTCCAACACTTGCAGAGATAGAAGCAGAGATCGCAGCGATTCCAGGAAGAGAAGCAGCTGCTTTAGCTGCAAAAGAAGCCGAAAAGTCTGCTCTTCTAGCCAAGCTTGGAATTACCGAAGACGAAGCGAAGCTACTTCTGTCATGACCTACCCAATCGGAACAGCTGCGAAAGTCGTCGAGATTGCACTGGCGGAAGTCGGTACAGTCGAAGAAGGCGATAACTTAACCAAGTATGGAAAGTTTACTAAGGCCGACGGCTTACCTTGGTGCGGATCTTTCGTTAATTGGTGCTTCCATCAAGCGGGCGTAAAGCTTCCATCGATGGTCTCAACAGCTGCGGGAGCGCATAAGCTAAAAGAAGTAAATCGCTGGGTAGTGGCCGAGCCTAAGATCGGCGATCTTGCATTTATGGACTTTCCGCATGATGGAGTCGATCGTATCTCCCACATCGGAATCGTCGTAGGAGTCAAGTTTAAGACGGTTATCACGATCGAAGGAAACACTTCGGGAACTGGTGATCAGCGTAACGGCGGAATGGTCATGGTTAAAGAGCGAGAGTTCCTAAGCGGTAAAGAGATCGTAGGCTTCGGACGACCTAAGTTCGTCGCCTATGCTGGCGATTATCCGATCGTCGAAGTACCTACTCAATCGGCAGCGAAGCCGAAGATCAAGGAGAAGAAAGATGGAAAGCTTAAAAGCGTTACTCGCAAGCTGGGCGCGTAGCTTCGCAGCTGCGTCCCTTGCTGTTTACTTGGCGGGCGTTACAGATCCGAAGGCCATTCTTACAGCTGGCGCGGCCGCTGTTCTGCCTGTCGTTCTGCGCTGGCTTAATCCTAAAGACTCAGCTTTCGGGTTACAGGGGAAGTGACTCGGAGACTACTCGCGGGCGGTCTGGCCTTAGTCCTTTCGGCTGGGCTGTCTGCGTGTGGTTATCAGGGTTGGACTCGCTATGAATGCCAAGAATACGAGAACTGGTCGAAGCCAGAATGCCAAGAGCCACAGTGCGTCCCTACTGGAACGTGTACTAGCGACATCCTTGGAAAAGAAGCTCCACAGCCCAGCCCGTCGTCGTAGCCCAGAAGAAGTCCACGCAACTTTAATTCTTATCATCGGCTCGACTTTAGCGGCTGTCTTCTTGATCGTTACCCTTGGAATTACTTACGCTCTTATCTTCGTTACACAGCCGATCGGTAATCAAGCTCCGAACGATGCGGCCTTTATCGATCTACTAAAGACTCTTGCGATCTTCTTAACTGGATCGCTAGGCGGAGTTCTTGCGGGTAACGGACTAAAGTCCAAGCCGAAAACACCAATCGACACGCCGATAGATAAGCGGGAATCTTGACCTAGACGCGTTCTTGCTTCACTCTTTACATCGGGAGCGCGAACGTCGCTCCCAGTATCGGGAGCAAGTAATGAACGAATTATCGATTATCGTAATGATGCTAATAGCTGGGATCTTATGGGCAGCTATGAGCTATTCAGTCGGTTATAAAGAAGGCCAGCGCGAAGGCTTTAAGCGTGGTCGAGCTGTATCACGTCACGCAGCTAAGGACGTGCGCTAATGAGCTTCTTAGACAACTACGAAGACGTAGCGGCCAGAATTGCCCGCCTATGGTTAACACACCCTACAGCTAGAGTTCAGACGAACATCGTGGACTTTAACGCCGAGAAGGGTTACGTCCTTATCCAAGCCCAGATCTTCCGCGAGTACGAGGATCTAAACCCATCGGCTACCGATTACGCATTCGGTAACGTAGCGACTTATAACGTCAACATGAAGAAGTTCTTCGTCGAGGATACTGTCACATCGGCGATCGGTAGAGCGATCGGATTACTACTGGGAGCGGATAAGCGTCCGACTCGTCAGGACATGGAGAAGGTCGAAACAATTAGCGCGAAGGTAGCGAACTCAACGGCCGACGATTACGACCCTTGGACTCAGAAGTTCGGCGAAGTGCCAAGCTATAAGACGGCAGAAGAAGCCGAACAGAGCGGCATTCCCAGCTTTGGATCATCGATGGACGAGATCGCTAAACAGCTGGGCGGAGAGTTACTTACAGAAGCTCCACAGTGCAGCCATGGACATCGAATCTTTAAGACTGGAGAAGCTAAAACTGGGAAAGCTTGGGGCGGGTGGTTCTGCGTCGAGAAGACCAAGGCGACACAGTGTTCGCCGCTCTGGTATGTCTTAGCCAGCGATGGCAAGTGGAAGCCACAGGTCTAAAGATGAGCGACTTAAATCTAAAGAAGATTCACACATCGCCAGACGGCAAGATCTACAGCTTCAGCGGCTACGGCGGCGTAGAGAACTGTTCCGACTGTGACAGCTTTACGCAAGTAAACGAATACGACAGAGAAGACGGTCTAGTCGTCTTCTTCTGTAAAAAGTGCGAAGATCGGTTACATCTATGAGCGACTTAATCGAGATCATCTATCCGCAATCAATGACAGCCAAGCTTCTACAGAATGGCGAAGTTATAGCCGAGTATAAGATCGAACAGTGCGACAGCTGCGAGAAGCTAAAGAAGCTTGACGCTTTTGGTTATACCAAGGGCCAAGGCGGAGAGAAGTTAACTTGGCTCTGTGGAGACTGTAGATGAAAGTAAAGCCCACGATCGAAGATAAGGTCTTAGCTCACACTGTAGCTCTAGAACGAATCGCACAGGTCAACGGCCACCCAGACGCTTCTAGTCGATACGACAGACAGCTCGGTTTCCATGATTACGTCGCGCAAGTGGCCGAGTCAATAGTCGCCGAGATCTTGGTCGCTCGCTACCTTGGTTACACAGACTTCGATCCAAGGTCGTCACAGTTTAAGAAGACGGCAGATGTCGGAAGCTTCATCGAAGTAAAGTGGACACGTTACGAGACTGGTCAGCTCATAATCTGCGAAGGCGATCGCCAGACGGATGTAGCGATTCTCGTCGTAGGTACTTCTCCGAATTACAGACTAGCGGGCTGGATACCTGTAGCCATGGCCAAGCGGCCTAAATACAAGAACTCTAAGCAGCCTACTTGGTGGGTAGATCAAAAGAATCTACAGCCGATCGAGAATCTAAAAGGGAGTAACTATGGACAAGCTGCGCTTTAAGTGCCGAGTGTGCAAGAAGGACACCGAGCAGCTCATTCGTGTAATTACAGATAACCTTCCAGAGAATGTAAAGACGATCCAGTGCTGCGTCTGCTCGACTATGACGGTGGCACTAATTGGAGAAGCTAATGGCGACCTATGAATACAGATGCGAAGTGTGTAGTAAAGAGCTAGAAGTACAGCGGCCAATCGAGGACACACTGGCCAGAGATCCTTACTGTCCTAATTGCACTGTTCCCATGAAGCGCATTTACTCGTTAGGTGGAATCGTGTTTAAGGGTAACGGTTGGGGCGGTAAGCCATGAAGTTATCCACAGATGTTATCCACAGGCTGTGGGACACGCCCAAGATCACGCTCAGACTTGCGCGGTATTTGACAGCATCGCTACTATCTCTTCGCTTAAGGCGAGCCGCTGTAGCGGATAGCTCGCAAGAGCGAAAGATAGGTTTAGGGGCGGTCTATGCCATTACGGCATCGCTCTTAATAACGAGCATTCCAGTAGCAACAGCTACAAACTATTCAGTAGATCATCTAAAGCTCTACGCACATTCGAGGATTCTTGATTATAAAGAGTTCCAGTGTTTTAACAGAATCATAACTAAGGAATCTCGATGGTCTTACACAGCGAAGAATGGTAGTCACTTCGGACTAGGCCAGATGCGCTCTAAGCACTATAGAGATCTAGACCCTTATCGTCAGATAGACGCTACTCTTAAATACATTACGAATCGTTATGGTACGAGCTGCAAGGCTTGGGCATTCCATCAAGAACGGAACTATTACTAATGACTTTACACTCACAGCGCAAGAGCAACTCGACACAGTGGAAGAAGCTTCGGCTTCGGATACTTAATCGCGATGGCTGGATCTGCTTCTGGTGTGGCCAAGAGGCCAATACGTGCGACCATGTGATCCCAGTAGCCAGAGGCGGGTCAGATGACCCCGATAACTTAGTCGCAGCCTGTAAGCGATGTAACTTCTCACGCCAAGATAGGCTTCCAGAAGAGATGGATCTTGCGAAGAAAAAGGTGGGCGGTGTTTTTTTTGATGGGAGTTCCACCGCCACTCTCTCCCGCGGTCTTCTTTCACCACCAAACGACTCGATAAAGCATGAATAGCCACGCAGAGGACTCGAAAGGTACAGAGACGGCTCAAAAGGTCTCAGATCGGCTCACATCGGAAACCGAGAGAACTACAGGACTCTATCTAGGCTCTCCGACTCCCAGAATCCACTCTAAACTCTTAGATCTACCGACACGCGGCCAAGATCTAATCGATTTTGCCGAAAGCATCAAGCTCCCGCTCCTACCTTGGCAGCGATGGGTAGCTTTAGAGGCTCATCGCTATAAGCCCGATGGCCGCTGGGCGCATCCTTTAGTAACTGTCGTCGTAGCGCGCCAGAATGGTAAGACTACGCTCATGAAGGTAAGAGCTTTAGCGGGTCTGTTCTTATGGCATGACGGACTCCAGATCGGAACAGCTCATCGACTTACGACATCGCTGGAGACATTTCGAGACATCGTTAACATCATCGAAGAGAACGAACATCTGGCCAGACAAGTAAAGCGAATCCGCTGGGCGCATGGATCAGAAGAGATCGAGCTTAAATCCGAGTTCGGCGGCGGTCGGTACATGGTTAAAGCTGGCGGATCGGCTGCTCGCGGAATTAGTAAACCCGAGACCGTCTTCGTCGATGAAACTCGAGAACTTAAAGACGAATCGACGTGGGCTTCTCTGCGTTACACGATGATGGCCGCTAAATCGCCGCAGCTCTGGACGCTATCGAATGCGGGAGATCAGCATTCCATCGTCCTTAATCAACTGCGCGAGCGCGGAATGTCCGCAGCTAAAGGCGACGACATCGCTTACTATGAATGGTCATCGAACTATGACAAGATCGACGATTCGCCCGCGTTCTGGAAAGGCGCGGCGATGGCTAATCCAGCACTGGGTCACACGATCCACATCGATAACATTCGGGCCGTTCTTAACGATCCGCCAGATGTAGTAAAGACGGAAGTCTTATGTCGCTGGGTGGCCACGATCTCGGCAGCTATTCCAGCCGAAGAGTGGAATCAGTGTGGAGAAGAAGGCTTAGAGCTTGATCCAGAGAAGACGACTTGGCTAGGCATCGATGTAAGTCCTAATCGCCGAGATGCTGCTCTGGTGGCAGCTCAACAGATCGACGACGAAAGATTCTTCGTCAAGCTCTTACACACTTGGCATAACCCGATTAACTTGGACGATAAAGCGATCGCGAACGACATCGCTCCCTATGTAAAGCAGTATCCAGTCGAGACAGTGGCCTATTCTAAGAGAACGGCTTCGGCTATAGCTGCGCGGTTAGTTCCAGCGGGTATCCCGATCTCGGACATCGACGGCGCACTGTACGGACAAGCTTGCGACGAATTGTTAGGAGCGATCACATCGAAAAGATTACGACACGACCCGAAACAGACAGAACTCTCCAAGCAGATCTTATCAGCTGCGAGACTTCCATTCGGAGATGGTGGCTGGACTATCGGGCGGAGAGCTTCTCAGTCGACTGTCTGCGCGACGGTTGCGACTGCACTCGTCACGCATTACGCGACACGCCCGCCGATGGATCTTGACATCATGGTCGGATAGCGGTATCGCACTCTCGTAGAATTGCGCTATGGGATTATTCGATCTATTCGTTCCGAAGGTTAACGCTGCGTCTCCAGCTTCTATCAGCATCGACGCGGCGGAATCGCTTTACCCTGTAAATACTCTTAACTCTCTCGGCGGCTATTACTTCATGGGTAATCAAACCGCTACTCGTACGGAAGCGATGGGCGTTCCAGCTTTAGCTCGCGCGCGTAACATCATCTGCACGACTCTAGGATCTTTTGAGATGCACACTCGCAACATCGCAACAGGCGAAAGAGTGCAACAGCCGCGTGTTATCAATCAGCCAGATCCGCGAATCGCTGGCTCTGCGTTCTGGTCATGGTTAGCCGAAGACATTCTCTTCTATGGTTACGGCTATGCGCGTGTTATGCAACGCTACGCGGACACTGGTCGCATTCAGGCGATGGAAAGAATCGATCCAGTTCGTGTAACTGTTACGACTAACGCTAACGGAACAGAGATCGACGGTTATTCTGTCGATGGAATGGTTATAGATCCGAGCGAACTGGTCGTCTTTACTGGACTCGATGAAGGAATCTTAAATCGCGCTGGACGTACGATTCGCGCAGCTTCGGCGTTAGAGAAAACAGCTTACGACTTCGCGATAAATCCTAATCCGCAGACAATCTTAAAAAACTCTGGCGTAGCACTTCCGAAAGATCGCGTAGCTGCATTAGTCGCAGCATTTAAGAATCGCACGTCGAAAGCTGTAACATTCTTAAACGGCGACGTGTCTATCGAGACTGTCGGTTACGATCCGAAGAATCTCCAGCTTAACGAAGCTCGCGGATACCTGGCTTTAGAACTATGCAGAGCGGCCGGCCTACCCGCCTACTTCGCAAGTGCCGAACCTAATAGCTTTACTTACTCGAACGCCGTATCCGAAAGACGTTCTCTTATTGATTATTCGCTGCGTCCGCTTATGACAGCGATCGAGCAGCGTTTATCTTTATCGGACTTTACTCCCTTGGGCCAAGATGTGAAGTTCGATTTAGATGATTTCTTGCGTGGTAATCCAATGGAGCGCGCGCAAGTGTACGAGATACTAAATCGAATCGGTGCTATGTCGATCGATGAGATACGCGAAGAAGAGGATCTACTTCTATGAAAATCACTACACCAATGAACATAACAGCGGCAGATTCTAACTCGCGCACTATTAGCGGGCGCATCGTCGCATTCGAGGAAGCTGCGAACGCATCGACTGGAAAAGTCGTATTCGCAAAAGGTTCGATCGCTCCAGCTTCCGTAAAGTTAAACTTGGAACACGATCGCACTCGTCCAATCGGTAAAACTATGGACATGACACTAAACGAAGATTCGATCGATGCAGTGTTTAAGATTACAAACACTACAGCGGGAACGGACGCGCTTACCGAAGCGATGGACGGACTTCGCGATGGCTTCTCCATCGAGTTAGCAGTCGATGATTACATCATGCAGAAAGACGGCACTATGCGCGTCTTAGCTGGAGAATTAACTGGAGTCGCATTAGTAACAGAGCCAGCGGTACGTTCTGCTCGCGTAAGTGAAGTAGCGGCAACAGAAGGCGAAGAAGTCGCCGAAGAGATCTCCGATTCCACAGTGGAAGAGGAAGTAACACCAACAACAGAAGGAGACGAAGTGGACAACACCGTCACAAACGCGGAAACCGTCGAGACG